GGCAACCGCCCGTTGCAAAATGGATCCGAAGACATAGTGATGGTCGACCTAAAGGTGCCTTAGGAATCCTTTGGCATTTTAATAGGAAGAGCCTTTTCAAATGCTGGAACGCCCTCATGGTGTCTACCATGATGGAGTTCAAGCAGACTGCTAGTCTGAAAATGACTATTAGTCAGTTTGAAAAATTCATCAAGTCTGTTAGGAGGCAACCCCCCCAACAAGTCCACTTAAGTAAAGCTTTGAGCTTTGTTAAGAGTTCCGGTTTGGAAAGCATTGTTGATGTACGCATGACTGCTATGACGGGTAAACCGTTATATCAGTACATAACTAGTCCTAACCGCCGAGCCCCTCTGGGACGCGCAAGCGTACCAGAGGAACAAGGTGTTTTGGATTCTGTTAGCGCCATCACTTCGAGACCACTCTTTATGAAAAATCATAAAGACGTCCTTGAAGGGACCATCGAAGGCATTCAGCCTTTGGTGGATGCCTATGAGCACATTGCTGAGTGGGATCCCAAGTATATCAATTACAAACTGACCGCTATTCCAATAGTGGGCAGGTTGAGCTTTCTGCAAGAACCGGCTGGGAAGCTACGTTTTGTAGCTAATCCTTACCGTGTACTACAGAGTGCTATGACACCCCTTAAAGATTACCTGTTCAGTTGCCTACATGACATCCCTCATGATTGTACTTTCAATCAAGACAAGGGTGTTGAAGGAGTCCAAGAAGCCATATCAGAAGGCAAAACTGCTTTCTGCTTTGATCTCTCGGCTGCTACGGATAATTTTCCGTACACCCTGCAGATTGAAGTCATGAAGATGCTTGATGTTCCACTTCGGTGGATATCCTTCTTCACGGATATCGCTAGAGGTGATTGGGTATTGGACACTAGTGTCTTACCTAAACCACGTTATAGTGATGATTGGACCTTTTCTATAGACAAGAAAAGAACCCTAACTCCGGAAAGTTTGGATATATCAGACATGTTCTACGAACTGCCTGACCAGACCATCTCTTGGAGAGTAGGTCAGCCCTTAGGACTTGGGCCGAGCTTCGCGCTTTTTGCGCTCGCTCACCATGCTTTAGTCTTAGGCATTTTCCATGACCTTAACAAAAAGCCTAACTATTACATCTTAGGTGATGATATAGTTATTCTTGATGATGAGGTAGCAGAAATGTATGCTGAAGTTATGAATAACATGGGTGTCCCGATAAGCTTGGAAAAATCCCTTATTAGTAATAAGGTAGCCGAGTTTGCCGGACGTATAATCATGAAGGATTTTATCCTACGTGGTTATAAGTGGCGTGATTTCAATGATAATTCTTTCATTGATATCTACAAAAATCTCGGTCCTCGCTCATTGAGGTTATTCGCTAAGCGTCAACGTGCAGTACTCAAAATCTTGAGTTCTGTTCCCGAACCATGGGGATTGGGGTTCAATCCGAAAGGAAAGAACTTCTCTGAACGCTTGCTTCAGAACATTCCCGGTACATCAATCTCTTTGTTTGATTTACTGGAAAATGGTGTTGTAACCGCTCGATCCTTTGAGCCTGAGAGCGTAAGGATGGATAGACTGCTTTATAACAGTCTTTGGTCCATTCTTACTCCTTTGGGTTTCCCCGAAGGTCTAGCATCCGACCAGGATGCTATATCGCTAGTACAAAGTACCTTACCTCTGTTCATTGAACATTGGCGAAGTATATTGCCCAACCTCGACTACATTACTCGCCTCAACGGCGATGTTCTGCCAATCGAGTTAATGTCGGAAATAGAGGATAGTTCTTTCGTTAGATCGATACTATCAAAGTTTCCAACGATTGAGAATCCATTCTCCCGTACCACTTTACAGTGGTGGGAGAAGAAACTTGGTTTGCAAACTGC